TTCGTTTAAAACTGGAGATTACAAGTTTCCAGTTCCCTTAATTTGGTGGAGATGGGGGGAATTGAACCCCCGTCCAAGATGCCTTTAGCTACGAGTTTACTACCATTCTTACAAACCAAAACAGATAATTTAAAACTACTAGCGATCCCCAAGATAGCTGCCACCATGGCAGATCAAAAATAGTCATACGTCGAACTTATGCAATTTTCCACAGTGCGGACAATATAGTTGTTTGGGACTCCAATCATCTGTGTTAGCTATAGACCACCACAGCTTGCATTCCAAACAACTAAAATGCCAGAGAGTTTCTTTCGAAACGTTCACTTAGCAGCTGTCTTCTTCTTGCGTGGCTTCTTTACCTTAACTTCAACAACAGGCTCTGCAGGAGGAGTATAAACGTCCTCATCCTTATTCAGCATGCCAGAAAGAACCAAGCCAGCTCCGATACCGACAACAAGACCAATCAAAAATGTAAACATAAAATCTCCTAATGCAAAATGCAAGTTATTTATTTATCACCAAAAAAGCTTTTCGAAAAAACATGGGCATTCAAATCTACTCGTTCTCTAGAATGAAAATCTCTCTGTTCGAAAAAACATGGTCATTCAAATCTAGTCGTTCTCTAGAATGAAAATCTCTCTGATAGATCTTGTCACCCACCCGCTCAAAAATCTTAGGCTCGGCGGGCCCATTGGCTCCCTTAGCAAAAGATACAGTGCTTGATGCACCCATTGGGCCTGTACTCATAAGATATGGAGGAATCTGCATATCGTTCTCGACTGTATCTTCAAGATGCCAGTCACAAAGCTCTTCCAAATAAAAATCTAGAATCTTATTGATGCAATTATGTAGTTCTACATATCGCTCTAGTTCTCGAGCAGTATCCTGTGAAGGACTCTCTGCATACGTCTTAACTAGACAACGAAGATCCGCACCAATAGAAGAAGCGAGCTCTTTCAATTCAGACAAAAAAATCTGCTCGACAAGTAAATCTGTACTCATGATATCTCCTGATAAAAAAGAGCAGTTTGTCGTCTTGCTCAGGACGGAGGATTTAAGCGGCTTCTGCCATCTCGACCGCGAGGTTGAGCGCCTGGACCTTCTTGGCCTGATTGACGCCATACCATGCGCTGTACAGACGAGTGTCTGCAGAGCGACCCAGCTCGTGATCTGTGAGGTAGGTCACTGCGTTATACGCCGACCACCACGACCCCTGAGCATACTTAGCGCCTGGCTGCTGATCAAGAGCGACCATCGCCAACTGAGCAGCACGGCTGTTCGGCGTGCCCTTACGCTCGGTCTCATTCTTCTTGTCCGAGGTCTTCGGAAAGACTCGGTTGAAGTACTCAACGACCGTCTCGTTGGTGTAGCGCTTCTTACCAAGGAACGCTGCCATCTCCTTGTACTTCGCCAGCTTGTCAGCAGCAACACCCAGCGTCTGCTTCACAGCGTCGCCATTGAACGCACGGCGATGGTTGACGCGAACCATCTTGTCGTTCTTGTTACTCAGCGAAAGCGTCAGCGTGTTATTGCAAACCACTCGAATCGGCGTGAAGCGAATGTCAATGCTCTTGCCGAACTGATGAGGATTGCTGAAGAGCAGGTAGCCCTCAACCTTGTCGCCGCCAAACAACTCGAAAGAGTCCTTGATCTTCGCAAGCGCCCAGACATGCTTGCCATCCTGCAGCGAGCCCGCAGTGTGCATCTCCATATCGCCGGCGGCGGTGAAGTCGTTGAAGAACTCGAACGCTTCATGGTTCTGGCACGGATTCCAGGAGTCGGTGACGATAGTCAGAACCTTGTCGTCAGACGTCCGAATGAGAGCCTCTGCACCCGACTTGATACGCTTCTTACCAACCTCAGCGTACAGCGGGACCTTCTTCACTTCCCAATCGAGCCCTGCCTCGACCAGCATCTGAGCAGGAGTCAGATCCGGAAGGACCTTCTTACCCAGACCGTGCCAAGGAGTCTCACCAGCGTATGCCATCTTGGCAACGCCATCCACCACTTCAATCATATGAGCCATAATATAAACCTCTTAGTTAAAACAAAAATCACATTCAACATATACAATTATAATGATTTCTAATTAAATGTCAACAATTTTTTAATAATCAAAATCTTTCTCTTCTTCTTCATAGAGTTCTTCTGCGGTATCAATGTACACATGTCCAAAATGCATTCTTCCCTGAAAAGATTCTGTGCTAAAGTCATGAGGAAACTCAATCACATTTCCACAAGACACATCGCCACGATTCTCCTGCCAGAATGAAAGTGGGATATCTTCTACTCGAATACACCCAATAAGACCTGCGTCTACAATATATTGGCGTCCATCTTTATCTCTATAAAGCCCATCACCATGGCGAGTGCTATATGAGGCAAACTTGATTCCGTCTAGTAACTGAAACTCGCCTTCTAAACAATCATTTTCTACAGTAGTGATTTTACAAAACTCGTCCCATCGATCTTTCATAACGTAGCAAAGATCGCCTACGTAGTATGTGCCTGCTTTCATCATGATATTAATCCCAAAAATTTCCATTTGCCCAATAGAACTCATTCTCGCTGACAGAATCCATCCAGGCGCCGGGTGTAGTAATATACTGTGCTAAACTTCTGTTCGCAGTAATCATTGCCCGAGCTCTGTCATGGGCGTAGATATTCTCTTTAATATCACCTACACGAAAAGTGTAGTGTGTTGCTTCATCACCCATCTTATTCCCCAGTGTAATCAGAATAATCATCACCGCATTGGTCAATCGACCTCTGCTCACGGTGTTTCCAACCAGTCTCGTTATCGTACAAGCGCTCAGCCTCACGAGCCTCACGAGCTTCCAGAATCATCTGATATTCTGCTTCGCTAACTTTGATAGTCTTCATCTGCATTTCCTTGTTATTCATCATGTATTAATAATAAGAAATTCTGGAATTAAATGCAAGAATTATAATTTCTTAAAAATCAATGAGTTAGAAAAATGCTTAGAAATCCGTAAGTTAGCATCAGTGCTGAGACCGCGTTAATCGTCAGCAGCGCCTTATCTGAGGCCCGCTGAGCGGCGATAGCCCAGAGCACACAACCAGCAAGAGACAGCGTTACATCCGCTGCATGACTGAGATCTAAGGCTCTGACACCATTAGCGAGCAGCAGTGTAGCCGTCCCAGTCCACTTCAGAAATATGTCAGTTCTAGTAGTCAAAGCAAGTCCTTGCCGAGATTCTCTGCCGACGGTACTTAGTCCTGTCAGCCTCTACTTTTGGACGGCAGACTGGGTTGCTAAGCGCCTTAGCGACCGGATTCTTGCGCCGATGCGGATTACCCTTACTCATAGTCCTCAGGCCCCTCGTACTCTTCAATAATCTCATAGACAGCGTCTGTTCCAAGAATAGAGCTATACTGCCGGACAAGATCTGTATAAGAGACTCCCACTTGGACGGCTTCTCGAATCTCAAGATCCAACTCACTCATGCTACTCATTATGCGGCCTCCTGATTAATCTTTTCGCTGAAACCATGATCCATCAAGAGCTCATGAATTTCAGTATTTAGCGCAAACTGCAACTGGTCTGCCTTCTGATAATCATGACACACCAGAGACTGCGCGATAAGTTGCAGCATCTCAGCATCACACACGGAGAGAATCTTGGCGATATCTCCCGCATTCTTGGCACGTAGAAACTTAGACATTACGACATCCTCTCAAGAACTACAAACACACCCAAGACGAATCCCACACACAGAGGAATCGCATTATTCTCGATCCACTGCCCAATTTTATTCAAACTTTCCATTACGCCACCTTCCGTTCATCAAAAAGAAAATTCCAACCCATGGGAGCACAAAACCACCAGCGACCTTCATAGTCACGAATCACATCACCCACACTGATCGAGTGCATCGGATGAAAGTGAGTGATGTTCTCTTCAGGACCGACGTTGCCGATCTCGAAGGCATGCTCGAGATCTTGCGCCTCAATAGTCGCCACATGCTTGTAGTAATCCAGGTACTCTGAGCGGTACTGACCGAACGTGATGTCCAGATGAGCCTTGTACTCGGGGTACAGCTTCGCAGCGGCGTCATGTGAACCGAGGCGATTCACTTCGCCATAGATCGCATCAGAGATGCGGATTTGGTAGAGATCAAACTTCATCTGCGTTTCCTTGTTATTCATCATGTATTAATAATAAGAAATTTCGGAATTAAATGCAAGCATTTTTTAAAGAAAACTATAACTAAATGTTCTAAGAAATCAATGAGTTAGCATCAGCCATAAAAAAGCCCCCGGTTAAGGGGGCTTTGAATCACCAAGAAGCGTAGAACTTACTTGTGCTCGAGCGGTACGCTGGTGACAGCGCGTAGCCAAACAATTGCAGCACCGATAATAGTGCCGATTGGGCCTACCTGCTCAGGTGAAAGCCCTGAACTACCTAGTACACTTTGTGCCCATGAAAGAACAGCAACGGCTAGTCCAAACCATACTGTCTTTGACTTAAATGCACCCATTAATTTATCCATAATGATCTCCTACTTACTTGCTGTTGCTCCGACCTGACCACCGACTTGATTGACAACTGTTGTTGCAAGTGTTGTGATTGTCTTGGTTGTGATATCCTTACCAGCTGCCTTAAAGCCTGTGACTGCTGCGGAAATACCAGCAGCAATAGCTGATGCAACAGCAGCTTGTGTGCTGATGCCATTGGTGGCAAATGCTTCTAGTACAGCCATACCAATACTCTCGACAACGCCCTTAAGATCCTGAGCAGCGACTGTCTCGAGTTCCTTAATGGCAGCCTTAACGTCTGACTCGATAGCCAATCCGATGGGATTAGTGTTAAACCAATTTACTACACTAGTCTCTAGAACCTTAACTTCTGCTTCAACTGTTGTAAAAAATGTCATAAATTCTCCTTGTTTATAATAATGATGAAACGTACTATTTATATGTTTTACTTGAAACTATACTCGATCTTAATCTTTTTGCAGTCATCTATAACAGTTTGCACAGTTAGTGTGCTATCCGGAGGAACCTCTGAAAAATCGCAAGCAGGATACGCCGATAATGTACTTTTATCAGTGTACACACATCCATCTTTTAAGCTACAATGATCGATTGTAGTGCAAGATGTGACGAGACCTGATAATAATAGAATAATCTGTCTCATGATTTAAACTCAGATTTTGTTTTATTTTTCTTTCTAAAAAAGCGTGTGAAGATGTTGTCATTGTAATAGCTATCATCGTTTAAAACATCTCGAACGATTTGCTCTTTTAGTTCGTGATAGTTGACATCCCCTCGACCCTCGTGCAAAGACAATATTTCTCTTTTGAAATTCTCTTTACCGTATTTGTTTACATCATCAATAAGTGTCTTTGAACTGCCGTAATACTTTTGCCAGTCAGATTGCTTTCGTACAACCTTTCTGTTCTTTTTACCTTTTTGCTTGACTCTGTTTGTCGAGTAGAAATACTTGCGCCCGATATAGCGCCTGCCGGTGATTGTGTTCGTTATCTCGTAGACAAATCCGAACCAGTCACCAACATCATTTTCTGTGAACGGATGATCTCTCCATATCCATGGAGAGGGATCACTCATTCTTCCTCGTCATCAATAATTTCATCATCTTCTGAATATTCCTCATTCCAGTCATCAGAGCCTTCTGCATCTGAAACTTCTGTTCCGCATAGAGGGCAATATTGTGGTACGCTATTGAGTGCAGTCACCACTTTATATTCTGCTTCACACACATCGCACGTATGCCAATCTGACATGATCTTCTCCTATTATATATGGACCCAAATTACATCAGCAGCTGACTGCCCCAATTTTTGATACCCCAGCCATGCAAAAAAGCCACGAATATCTGCAGTATCTCCACATTCTGCTGTAATGACAGGTTTGAATTTACGAATAGTATTTTCTGCACCTTTCAATATTTGAAATTCATATCCTTCTACATCAAGCTGAATAATATCACACGCATGTAACTTTAAAGTATCAAGCGTTACCATAGGAATATACAGGTTTGCGTTTGTTTCATTAATAGTGTATGTACCTACATTATTCTTATCGTGATTGTTTATACCAATCAACTTATTTTCAGAACCCAAAGCGCATTGCATCTTCACTACATTGTCGAACTGTGCATTATTTACCAAGCAATGGAAGTTGACTGGATCAGGTTCAAACGCATATACAGTCTTAAACATCTTAGCGTAATGTCGCACATACATGCCTTGATTAGCACCTGCGGTCACAATCACATCAAAATTTTTAACATGCTCAAAGTATTTTGTCTTGTGTGATGTTTCCCAATCGTTCTTAGGACCTTCCCATGCTCCACTATCACTTGCGACCCACATCCAATCTGTTTCGCCGTCAACACTTTCATTACGATTCTCTACTAAATTCTTATAACTCATTTTTATATTTCCTCAAAAAAACATGATAATCTTTTTCATCTTTATATGGAGTCAAATCTAAATCTGGAGGAGCATTTGAAAGATTTTCATGACCTAGTGTTTTTACAAATTTATCTACGTACTTACTATAAACATTCCAATCAATACCATCCTTTACAACTGCCGCGTGTTCTACAGCGGTTGCAATATGATGTGCTTGCTGATATTTTAAATTAAAAAGCTGTAAAAGTACCTTTTCTGTTTTTTCGTGTACGACCAGATACTTTGTAATATCTTTGTCGTTCATTTTGGTATTCATGTGCCTGTCAATGTATATGTGCTTTCCATCTTTTGAATACCCGGCAACATAAGGTATATCATACTTTGAAACGACACTTACCGACCCTTTCATTCGTTCAAGGAACTTGGGGTCGGTAAGCATATTATGAACTTTAAAACTATGTACTTTCGGCAGTTTCATTCATCAATCCAGATAGTTGTTCTAGTGTTTTAATTGAGTCGTCTCTCAAACATATCTGAATGTATTTATTAACATCTGTCGACCATGATGTTCCCGTCCACCACTCAAATCCATCGAATGATGATTTATATGTTGATATCTCACCATACCCAGAACCTACATAAAGATACTTCAAATTCTTCTTTCTGGCAAGATCAATCTCATATGCAAGTAATCGAGTTCCTATGGAGGCCTTAGGATCAGAATAATCTAGTGCAGTAAATTGCGTTTCAAGACCTCCATCATAGTTAAGCATTTTTGAAAAAGCAACAAGTCGATTGGTTGTGTCACGCACAAGTATCCAACTTGCTCTTTCTAGATCGCTTTCAATATTGTACAATGCCTTAAGATTCATTTTATCAATGAATTTTGCATATACATTTTGAATTTCATCAAGACTTTCTATTTTGTCCTGATATGACACCGTATACTTTTTAGGCATTTTTGGTGTCTTTTTGTAACTATCAACATTGATTCTAACAGAACGAGAACAATACCAAATTCCTTCTGACATGAGCCATCCCGACTCAAGTGCTTCTTGTTCTGTTGAATTTTCTAGATCAAGCGTGAGTTTATAAACCTGTAAATCATTTTCAGCAACACTGCCGAAAATTTGATTTATTTTGGTCTTCATCGTTCTTTAACTCCTTGTTATTTCCTCCTCATTGTAAAAGTTATTAAAAAATGATTTAGGCTCTCACATGCCCAGAATCATACGAATAGTTTTTCCATTAAATATGCGTGTTCATGATCTGAATAAAACTGTTCCAAATAGTCGATTTTTATAAAATCATGCTTTTTGTATAGTTTTACGGCAGATCTGTTTTGATTGCTTACATGTAGATAGCAAGAAAGCACATTATTCTCGCGGAGAATATCAAATGTTTTCAACAGTAGTTTTTCACCCAATCCCATGTGACGATGAGATGAAGCAATGGCAATGCTTTCAATGTAAGCTGAACGGTCTGATGGGGTGAATTCAATCCAGACGTATCCTACACACATAGAATCAACATCAAAACAATAAATCTTTTCTTCTTTTATTGCCTTGATCAAATCCTTTTTTGAATATACTATGTGTGCAGGAAAGCTCTCGTGCTCTATTTCGTAAATCGCGTCCAAATCATGTAGTTCCGCAGTACGGATAATATCCATGGCTATAATTTCCTTATGGTTGCGACGAAAGTACAAAGTCGCATGTCGAAATTATCAGCTATGAAACTGATTTGTCAGCGCTATTATTTATATGAGATATACCTATATTTTATAATTAAATAAAATTAAATTTCACATCCTGACGCTGCAGAACAAGCAAGTTCCTTCGTGCTTGTCGTTGTATCTGTCTCTTCTCTAAACTCTGTCCAGTTAATAGACGTTGTTTGTGCAGCAGCCATTCGATTATAGGTTTCTTCATCAATTTCTTCGTATGGAGCTTGACGATAAGATCCTGTATCACGCGGCAAGAATGAAACTCCTGATAGTGTAGCCATGTTCTTATAAACCCATGCACCAACTTCAAGCCATTCATCATCACCTACGAATACTGTAATTGAAGGCTTATGCTCACACCAATGATCTTGATAAATCTTCCATAGTTCAAGTTGCTTGATAGCAGACACGTCCTTGGTCAACATAGCACCTTCTGGTGCCTTCATTGGAAATGAGAATACCCAATTACTCTTGGCATAAAAATCTTCTTCTGCATGATATCCGTTTGAGATCATGAAGTTTGCCAGAGGATCCTTCTTATCTGCACGAACACGGCGAATATAGTATTGTGAATACCGAGGATGAATGCCTGAAGCAGAATTCACCAACTGACTTACGGTTCCTGATGGTTTCACACAAGTCACTGCTGCTGATTCTTCAACACCCAAGATCTTTGCAAAGGCCTTGTTTGTTTTTACACACTCCTCACGAATTGATGCTAGAATATCAGGCAATTCTTCGGATGGCGTGTTGAGTAGCTTGTGATCACAGATACCTGTGAGTGACACGCCGAGTAGACGCTCTTCTTCAGTATTGTTCTTCCACTTCTTGTTGATATAACGGAAGTCAGAAAGACTTGACTGCAATGTGCCTAGAATTGTGGCAAGATGCGCTTTACGAACAAGATCAGCGATAGTATCTTCTGCACGAACTACCACTTCTGACAAATTACAGAACTGATAGGGACGCAAAATGATTTCTGAGCATGGATTGGTTCCATAGTCAATATTCTCTTCACGGCGACCGTATCTAGACGCGGCTGCCTGTGATGCTGCTCGAGAGAAGATTCCGCGCTCACCAGAACGAGACATATACAGCGCAATCCATTCTTTCATGAATGTGTCCATATCTGGCTTTTGCTCATACACGGCACTGTTGTTTGCTAGTGCACGTTGTCCATCAGCCAACCACCAGCTGCCAGATTTAGCATTGCGAATATGGTCGTCATTAAGATCTGAAAGGGAAATAAGAGCAGAACGACGCACACCACCACACACCACAATATCAGCGATTTTACATACGATATCATGACACTCCAATGTCGTTAGCCTACGACCATGAGCTTTTTGAAAGATATTCAATGTGAACTTAAGTAGATCGACCAAAGGTTCTGGACCTGATGAACGACCGCCAAAAGTCTTTAGTCGCTCTCCTGCAGGACGAATCTTTGAAACATCCCACTGAGCAATCTTACCTGAATATAGGAGTGAAATGAATTCACGATATCCAGTTGCCCAACCAATCTTGCTATCCTTGAAAATGATTGTGGTATCTGTGTCATGCAACTCATCTGGCACTTCGGGAAGTTTATTTGTGTAGCGGGATTCAACAGAGAATCCGACACCGGTGCCACACATCAAAATATACATGATCTCATCGAAAGCCTTAGGATTATCGATAGTGATATACGAGCAGTTGTATCCTGAGACCTGATCTTTCTCAAGTGCCTCACCTGCTGTCATGAGACACCGCATTGACGGCATGACTTCAAGATTCAAAATGGCATTACGCAGATCTTCCCACGGAATCTTTCTATTATTATTTGTTTTGTTTTTAAAGAATGTGATGTAGCGATCTACTGTCTCACTCCACGTTTCTCTACGACCAGCGTCATCGATGAAGCGTGCATAACGACTGATAGCAATATACTGTTGATATACTGTGGGAAGCTCTGTTGCCATGGTTAATCCTATTATCTGTTGTAGTTGTAATCTTGTCCGTTGACTGTAATTGTGAGACTTGTCCATGCACCCACATTAATAGATTCGACTGCCAATCCGCCATTCTTGAAATAATTTGCAAGAGAGTTTGTGCCGTCTTGTACGTTGTCGTCACCCAGATTGCCTGAGGTACTGCCGATTTGTGTTCCGTTGTTATAAAAAACAGCCGTGTAAGGTGTTGCCATTATTTTTCCTCTGCTTTGACTAGTGAGATTGATCCATCATCATTTTCGATCCATTCGAGAGGAGTTTCGGTATTCCATCCTAGATCCTCAACCATCTCGACCGGGAGCTGTATATATGCCTCACCGTCTGAATTTTCTTTGATTTCTACAGTTCCCGTTTTATACCAGGTGGGATCAATTCTTTGAAGTGCCACTCCAAGATCGCTGGGAAATACAACTGCTGTGTCGTCAACGACTGCATGATTGAGTGTAAGATTTTTCACTTCCTCATAAAATGCCTTCAACTTCTCGAGATCTTCACTCATAATCTAGTGCCTCTGCAATGTCAGGGAAGTGCTGTATAATTATGTTCCAGCATTGCTTGGCAACCTCCATATGTTCTTTTTGTGTGCCGTGTGCTGTACGTAACTGACAGTAATGAATCCAACTACGAAGCGTTCCACTCATATACAGCGTAGTTTGTGTCAAGCCTTCTGGTAGAACAGTTCTTGCTTGCTCGTTAGCAATACCGTTACTCAAAGCAAAATTATAGGCCTTTTTTGCATAAGCCAATATGTGTTGCTGATAATCTTGCCAGATATCATTCAGTTCACGATTGGCAGGATGTGACAAATCTAATTCTGTTGAGTTCTGTCGATTCTTCTTATCTTGCATTCGTGTTTCACGAGTAACGAAAGCTTCTTGCTTCGCATATCGCTGACTGAATTCTTGAAACGAGAAAGAACGATGCCGCAAAATCTGTCTCGAGATATCTCTTGTGGTTGTGATCTTCATAACCAAATGAACCATCTCGAACGGACTCCAATGCTCATTCTTGATCAGATAACGCAGCAGCTTGCTAGCGCTTCCTAGATTGAGTTCATTGGCAGGATTAGATACTCTCGCAGCATATGCAACGAAATGCTCAGGTGTATCGCAGCCTGTATCATACTCTGGCTTTGTCAAAGCAACCAGTTTAACTTCACTCATTGATACTCCATTTTATAATTTCCCACTTGCCATCATAATGTTCAACAAATGCAGTTTGTGCTTAAGAAAATCACACAAACCTTTTGCTTTGCAGCCTTTAGTTCCAAGATGAATATCAGAAATGAAAATAGATTTATACGCTTTTTTCATTATCCTGATACCATTTTAAACTGCAATCAGGGCTGCAAAAAATATATCGCACTCCGTCAATCATTTTAAAATACTTGGCGCCGTCAGAGTCTTTGTAGCTTCGATCCCACTGACTCATGAGTCGCTCACACACTCGGCACTTCACTTACAACTTCCTTACTCAAGTCACGCTTGGTATTCTTGAAGGTCTTGTGTGCCTTGTGCGCCTCAATAAACAAGCGCTTTGCTTCACCTGCCTCATGGGCGTCTTTATAATCCGTCATCGTCCAAATACGCTTGAGATACCTGGGAAATGCTGAATCAAAATCTGATCTATTTGCCATGTTAATCACACCTCTTCCATTTCATGAGTTCTACTTTTGCTTCGAGACCTTTAAAGGTTCTCTTGTCAATCACTATTTTAATATGCTCTGCATCTGCTCCGTTCAAAATCATTTCATTGATATCTTTTCCACGAAATGAGTCATTCCAGATGACAACATTATAATTCATATCGATATGTTTGTCAATTCGCTTTACGATCTCTTTGTTTCTTGGTTCATTATCAAAAATGTAAACTGGATCTTTAAAAGAAGAATCAAGTTTGATATCAGCCCCCGCCATGGCTATACTATTCGGTATGAACATCGAATCAATCGGGCCTTCGAAAACATAGCAGCGAGTATCTTTATTTATTGAGTCCAAGCCAAAAATCTTAGGATAATCTTCAATCATTATCGTAATGTAACGTAACTTTGCATTGGGATCAAATGAACGGCCTTGATATCCAAATAGCGTCTTATCTTCTTTAAGAAAAGGTATGATCAGTCTAGGTTCATCCTTTGTGACCGCCAGCTTGTCAGGTATGATACTATTTGTCCATGCAGCAAACTTTGGTGCATAGAATAGCTTTGCGTGCCACGGATTTTCAATCTTTCGACTGATTACATATTGCTTAGCAGGATGATCCCAAGGAAGTTGTGAAATCTTCTTGAGTTGTCTTAGTGGCGATCCTGCAGAAAGAAAGCGTGGAGGTGATACGCTCAGAATGTCAGGCTTCTCTGAATGTGTCACGCTCACAGCTACAGGTTTATTCAAATAATGTTCTTTCGTGTATTCTTCGTAAAGATATCCATCAATCTGTTTAAGAAACTTACCAAAGGGTGCAGCAAAGCCACAGTTATGGCACTTGTATGCCATTTCATTTTTATGCTGAAAAATATATCCGCGAGCTTTTAATTTATTTTTTTGAGAGTCACCACAGATAGGGCATCTGCAGTTTGCCAAATAAGGCATACTCTTTTTAATTTTGAATTGCTGCAGCTTACCTGATAGAAGGTTCGCATACTTCACATCGATCCAGGGATTTGTCATTACAGATACTCATTATAAATCCGACATACCGATTATAACAAGTTTTTCAAAATTGTCAACCGATTATGGAAGAACGATGTTGGGAATGAGCCCCATTTTGTAAAGAATAAAAATAAGAACAAGTGATCCGCCATAAAGACCATACTTGAGCATAGCGACTTCTGCTCTTGTCTTTTGTGCTGAAGAATGATATTCTTTGAGTTCTTTACGAAGCTCTTTCATCTCACCCAAAATTGACTTTTGAAATTCATCCATATCTTTTTTTAAATCTTTTTCTGATTCTACAATTTTTTGCTGGATAAATTGATGTTGTGCTTCAGAAGATACACGGCGAGCTTCAATCAAATTAAAAATTTCTTGATCTATCTCGCTGTGCTGATTGATCTTCATTTCATGCACTGCTAGTAGTTCTTTTATTGAAGAAGAAATATCTGTGAGCTTCTCCATTGTAGAATCCAAACGATCAAAGAACAGAGACATTTGTGACACGTCTCGTTCTAGTATCGCAACTCTTGTTTCTACTTCCTGATCAGACATGACTTCCTACTTGCAGTATTTATTGACCCAATCAACTAGAGCACTATGCTCTATGTTCAATGTGTTGTATGCCTGTATGTCATCAATCCATTGATCGAGCATTTGCTTCTCGGTCATGGGCGCTGATAGTGTAGGAAGATCAGAATGCTTGTGAGCAATTTCTTGCGGAGGCACACATTCCTTATTTATTAGTATTGGTTTTTCTGACTGAGTTGAGCACCCGGATAGTGTCATCAGTAGCATTGCAATCAATGTTGTTTTTAATTTCATGTTGTACAACTTCTTTTGCCCTTTTTACAACAACTATTTGTTTATCTTTCTTTTCTTCTACTTTAGTAACGACTGTGCTCGAGTTTTCAACTTGCTTTTTAAGATTATTCAATTCAATCGTCTTTGCTTCAAGCTCGCTCTTGAGTTTTGCTTCTCTTTCTCCGTGACACTTTCCTGTGATAGAAGCTACGGCAAAAGCAATAATAAGAGATGTTTTTGCAAAGAATCCATCAAGCATTTGGAGTACCCAATACCTTACGAAGTTTTGTAGCGTTGTCTGCTACGTATGCTTTTTCTGCAGCAGCATTCTTTTGCTGATAACTCTTTTGTCTCTTTCTAGATACAGGAGGTGATGCCGTAGTCCCATCAGGATTCTTGATACTTGCAAGACCACCAGAAACATTTGTGGGACCTGCACCGGAACCTGCTGCAGCCCCATCTTCATTAAAAGTTTTCTTTGTTAACTTTCGTGCCGCAGTCCACATCATTTTGACTGACTGCAAAGGATGCTTGGCAGGTAGAGGTGCCTTTTCTCTCTTTTCAAGATAGGACTTGAGAGTTTCTTTGCTAAGTTCTGTCATGAACGTTTTAAAGGTTTTCATCGCTGCACCCTAATTTCCTGCCCAGGTAGTCCTGAGTCGCTTTTATTTATTGTTTGCTTTTGTTTCTTTTTTAAATTAGCAATTGGCTCGTCTAAGTCAGTAAGATCCAAATTGTTCACTTCTGGAATTTGCCCAGGAGTTTCTTTTCGGTATATATTTGAAAGCGACTTGGTACCCCAAAATCGACTAGAAGATTTATTTTTATCTTTTGAAATCTTTTCAGTTTGAGGTGAGGCGTTGCCTGGCTCCAGAGATGCTTTTAGTTTTTTAAAAGTTTTCATTTTTATCCTAGAAGCTTGTCGCTGGTTTTGCCAGCACTTTGATTCCAAAGACTGGATTAAGTACGACATCCTTTCCATAGATAGTTAGATCAGACGGTACATTGTAAACACCACAGTTATATGTCATACTGAACCAATTGTCATCAGCTTGACAATTGTCTAAATCATTATCATCCCATGCCCACGGCATCCACCCTATATCATTGACTTCTGCCGCAGTAATTATTTCATCGGGAGTTGCTGTTGTCGGGCTTGGTCCAATATTACGTCCCGGTCCAAACTCACCGATAATATAAACAGCACCAGTCTTTTTTGCCAAGGCTGCTAGACGACTGGCTTTTAAGTTATAGTTACCCCAATAATCAACAATAATGCCGTTACCGGTGTAGGCAGGCCAATTCATACTATCTACATTTAATGTCACAGTCCATGCTCCCGGGTTGCCGCCAACATTTTGTGGAGCTGGCTGAGTTCCATTAAGATTCGTCATACCAAGAGAATCCGTTATTTGATAAGCAGTAATTCCAGAATAAGAATTGCTTCCATACCCAGTGAACGA